ACTTTAAAGTAAGCATACGGAATGCACCCTTAATGAGTTGAGATTTTGTCATGTCCCGAACTTGTTTTTCGTCCAGTGCATCAGTAATCTCCTTCTGAGTTGAAAGCATCCCTAAAGAATCTAACACAAACATACGTGGTTTGCGTTCTTCTTCTGGTTTTTTTAAATACATGTCAACTGCTTTCAGAGCTTTACTTCGGAAATCTTCCACACTAACGACTTTCACTACGACAAGACGTGTGAGGTCTAGGCCCCTATCTGAAAGAAGAGACTTGTTAATAGCAGCTTCAGTGTCAAAATATAAACACATTCCATTAGGATTAGAATCCAGAAAGTTCTTAACGACAGCCAAGCTAAAGAAAGTTTTGCCAGTGCTAGACTCACCAGCAATGGCAGTAATCTTATTCCCAGATACACCACCAAATATACTACCTGAAACAAGTGCATTAAAAATATACGAACCCGTATCAACATAAGTTTCGGTTTCATCTATTTCTGCTGCTAATTTGGTGTAATCATCACCAATTTCTTTTACAATATCTTTTAGAAAATCCATTTTAAAAAGTCTTAAAAACTGCAGGTGCGTTCATATGTCCATGAATATATCCTGCAACTATTATACTAAAAGCAAATAGAAGACATAATAGAAAGGATATAATCAACGGTATTTTTTCATTAGTGTGCTTGATCAACTCATAATTCCTATGTTTTTTATAGTATAACAGATGAAGAAATTAAAGTCAATCAAATTCGAGAGTTCCGTGTTGTCTACGTATCTCTCTCAGTTCTTCAAAATCCTTTCTCTTCTTTCCACCATCATATTCCCATGCATAACCTTCCCGAATCATCATCTCATTCAACGATTGTTCTGCATCTCCAATATATAACCAACCAAGAAGGCGACCATACTTACCCATACCACCAACAAGTTCAGTTCTAATTGTGAGCTCATCGTCTCCATCAATAGCACCTTCTAGTTTTTCTTTCATCCAGTTTGTGGCGTCTATTCCCAATTTCTTCTCGTCCAAGTCTCTAGTTCTCTTCTCCGGAGTATCTACACCAGCAATTCTAACTCTCTCTTTCTTATATAGATCAAAACCAAGATCGATTGTTACATCAATCGTGTCCCCGTCCACTACTCTGTTGATCTCCGTCACCCGAAAGTTGTAACAACTCTTCCGACTCGGTGGTATCATTGCTCCCATGAGATTCTTCCTCATCAATACCTAATATATATTTAATTATCCATGAAACCCCAACTAAGAGTATGACAATTGAAATTATCACACTCCATACAGGATCGTTTGGATTTTCATGTAATTTTAATATGTTTAGCACGTAAAGTTATCCAAAAAATGATTCTAAACTAGATTGTTTTTCTACATTCCACCCAATTACTTCAAGAATAATTTTAAGAGGATCTAGAAAACTTTTTTCAAATTGAAGGTCATAGTCAATAAACTTATGTAGGCCACTTTCAACCGGAAAAGAACTAATAAATGAAATAACGTTTTCATGTATCGGATTCGGAACTTTTAAATAACAAAACTTAATTTTTTCACCATTTTGAATTGGTGAATATTTATTTTCAAGTCCCAATCTCTTAATATGATGATTGAATAATAATGCTCCCCTCACATGCATCGGAGTTCGTTTTTCATAAATGGAGTTCACACTTTTATATTTGGTTACATTACTGACGGAACGGGGGAAAGAAATATCTTCAGGAGGAAGATTCTTAAACTCACTACGAAAATTATCAATAAAAGCAATAACATCATCTTCAACACCAGTCATCATTAGTTTGAGTGCATCCTTAATTTTGGTACGACATGAACCAGGAGTAGAAGATTTAACAGCTTCAATCCCCATAATCTTCAATTTAGGTTCCGAATATCGAACACCTTCACTATCCCAAACATTGAGAATATATCGTTTCTTAGCAGTCCAAATTCCACGGTCAGCAATATTCTCACGTTTCATAATCATTTTTTGTTCATATGCCGAAACATAGTCCGCAAGTTTCTGATAACTGGACTCGATGAATGGTTCCAACTTGTCTTCACAGATCTGATCAAGTATTCCAACAATCTTTGTTTTATCGTCAGACTGAGAATTAAAAAATTTATTAACAAGAGGTCCAAGATTAAGATAAATTGAATCGGTGTCAGATGCAATGACATAATCCACCTCCTCCGTTTGTAAAAGTTTATTTAGATATCCATTCATTTTATTTTCGATCCAACGAATGGAAACCTGTCCAGATAAAGTGATTGCTTCCGCGTTTGCTAATTTGTAATACCTGAAATATTGATTGCCGATAGCACCATAAGCAGAATTAAGAGAAATCTTTTTCGCCATTTGAATGTTGTTACATCTAGCGATCTCCTTTTCAAGTGCTTTAGTAGGCGTCTTCTGGTACTGCTTTTTGGCATCTAGCATCTTCCTCTTGTAAATTTTTCTCTCATTATACATTTCCTGCATTAATCTAGGCAAAAATCCCTGAACATCTTTGCGAAACATAGCACCATTAGCACATACAGCATAATCTTTATACATTTCAAAATTGATACTTTCATTCAAAATGTTCTCAACAGAAGCACTTGGATGCCTCTCTTCCAGTAGAGTTTCTGGAGAAATATTATACTGCATCATCAAATGTGGATACAGTGAGTTCAAGTCAAAACTCACAACCCAATCATATTTTCCAGGAATTGGTTCTTTTACATATGCACCAGCATATTTTTCATTCTTCTTACTACCTTTTTTGGGTGGAATAACAACATTTCTTTTCTTCAAATCATTGTAGATAATACAATCCCACAAACGAACTTGAAAGAAAATATCCTGATAATTTACTTTGGCATTGTACGCCATCGTAAGAGCAAGTTCAATTAGTTTAAGTTTATCCTCAAATCTATCTACAAGTTCTACGTCAATAATGTTGTATTCTACAAACTTTTGCCATCCATGAGTATAAAAATCTTTGAATGTATCAAACTCAGAGTGATCAAGTTTTTGCTGTCCAAGTTCTTGCTGAGCAATATAATCCAACCTAAAACTTTCTTGGTTTGGTGTTCCAGGACTCCATTTATATAAACGCATGTAGTCAAGAACAGAAACACCGCCAATATCACAAGTGATTGTTTTTCTTCCCTGAAATTCATCTTCATTTTCAGTCACAAGACCCCATGGAGAAAGTCGGCGCATTAATTTTTCACCAAGAATACGATCCATACGACGCACAATATATGGTATATCATACCCCTCACAGTTCCATCCAGTCACCACATCTGGAGTATTCTCCATCCACCAATTAATAAAATCATGAAGCATTGTCTTCTCATCAAAAAACTGACGATAAGTCACATTGCTTTGCTTATTATCGAATGGACCTCTACAAGCCCAAGTAATAATATCTTTAGTGTTATAGTTTTGGATTGTGATTAGAAGAATCTCTTCAGCAACACTGAAAATATCAGGGAATCCTTGCTCAGATGCAACCTCAATATCAATTGTAAGAAGATTGATCTTCTTCATATCAAAATCAATGTGTTCTTCTGGATAAGTATCCGAAATATATTGATAAATGAATCTTTCTTGACCGAAGATTTTAAATCCTTCTATACTATCATATTTTTTTATAAACTCACGACTATCTCTAATAGATCCAGGTTTGATAGGTTCTACATATTCGCCTGATAAGGTTGTATATTCCGTTTTGCCTGTAGATGGAACATACAAAGTTGGTTTAAAGTTCTCACGACTTGTAAATGTTTTACCATTTTCATATCCACGGACGAGCATTTGATTGCCCACCATCTGCACATTAGTATAAAATCGTTGACTCATTTAGAAATTTTGTTATAATGTTCGATCAGTTTTTCGTGGGGTTCCATGAAAGTTAGAACGTCATCTGATCTTAGCATGAATTTATCAGAATTAGTATACTCATTCATCCACTTTACGAACCGGTCTTCAGGTGGAGCATCCGTTTCATGCTTACCCAAAATTTGATATGGATTCTTTAAGAGACAATCTGGTTCACCAATATCAGCACCGACCTCTTCAATTTCAGAAATCAATACGACATCATTTTTTAAAAGTATAACTTGTACCATGTTTATATTAAATCTATATGTATTCTACCAATAAAAAAGAGGGGTGTCAACTGGTTTTTGCCAGTTTACCCCCCATTACGGCGACGATATTCAATACTATTTAGTCTCTAATAATCACTTTAATTTTTGTTTTTGAATTATCAGTATGCTTAAAGCAAGATTTTAGTGGAAGAACCTTGCGTTCAGTATACCATCCCCAATTATCATACTTAGTTACATATTTAATTTTCTTACACCGTCTCCAATCTTTTCTCACCATAACATCCTTCTCTGGATGATAGTATACAGAACTATTATAATTC